GCATTTGCTTTTACAGTTTCAGTTGTTCTACCAGTTCCAGCTAAATCGTTTAGTTGTAAAGTTGTTACCTCTCCAGTGTCACCTTTAAGTCCTTTTAACTCTACATAAACATAAGCTGCATCTCCAACAACTCTAACTCCTAATTGAGTTCCTAGCCAATTAAATTGCAACCCTGCTCCTATATTTCCTGGGTCACCTTTCTCCCCTACCAAATCTCCATTAGCTAACAAAGTGCTTATATTATCATATAGCGCTATCCTTTGCAGCTCAGCACTTTTTCTAGTATCTTCATCAATCACTGTTCCTGTTAATTGTGTTAATTTATCCAATATAGGAAGCAGTGACAAAGTATCATTCTCAGTTCCATCCTCCTTATATATTATAACTTTGTTGGCCCCTGAGGATCCTTCTAAGGCTTCATAGCTATCTGTTAATGGATTATAGTATTGGGATATTGGATTGCCCTCTACATCCTTTAAAATGTCTTTAGTATTATAGCTCATTAAATCACCACCCCTATTAGTTCATCTATTTTTAATGCTATTTGGTCAACTAGCCCTTGAGTATTTAATTCATTCCCTGCTGCATCTACACATGTAACTTTAAGTTTATTATCTTGCCCATTAATTACCTCATAATTATTTGTCACAGGATTAAAATACTGAGGCACAGGTTTATCATTCACATCTTTAATTATACTTTTAGTATCATAAGCCATTTTTTTAATCAACTCCTTTTAAGCTATTGCATCTATTAATACTTTATAATTTTGTCCAACCCTATATTGATTAATATTTGGATAAGTACCTGTATTATAGTTATACCATTGCCACGCATATATTCTAAATTGCCCAGTATTTTTTATTGCAGTTGGAGTAGCTGAAAAACCATCCCACACATTCCCATTCATATCTTGAATTTGCAAGAATGAAGCATCTTGTGCAGCAAACCTCATAGCCTTATCAACATTACTATTTATAAAAACTCCATCTCCCATCCAAGCTTGAGCTACTACTTTAAAATTTTTACCTATGAAATCTGCTGGTAAAGTAACATTATAATAAGGATTAAGATATGCTATCATCTCAGCATCAGTAGGCCATTCACTAGCTGTCCATCTTCTATAAGTGGTATTACCTACAAGCTTTGCTTCTCTCTCAAAGAAGTATGGTCTTTTAGTTGCTCCATTGTTTGATACTCTATATAATCCATCAGGGTATAGTTGAGTAAATTCCGTCTTGGCCAAAGTCTTATAAGCAACAAAACCTTTTGCATCTGACATCTCCATCAATCCGCCACCAAATACTTTTGGAGCAAACTGTGAAGTATCAACTACCGGTATAGCTGCAACTTTAGTATCAGTATAATCATTTGCATCATCTAAAACTGCATCTAAATCTGGAGAACTAATTGTTAATGCACCATCAACGTATTGAAGCACGCCTTTAAAATTAAAACTACCATTATCTAAATTTATCCAAGTTGAACCGTCCTCACTTTGTAAGATGCCTGTTTTCACCATATCAGCTGTTATTATGTTTGCACTTATTAGCATAGCTACTATACTGCCATCAGCTGTTACAGCGGTATTGAATGGCCCATCTTTACCTGTACTACTATAACCAAAACCACCAATTCCATATTTCCATACTTTAGAAGCTAAATTTATATCAGGATTATCTGCTATGTAAATAATAGCATTTTCTTTATCCTCTATAAGATAGCCACCTAACATCTTAGATATCAAATCAGTTGCATTTGTTTGCGCTTGTTCTAATCCTGATATTTTATCGCCTACTTCTTTTTCTACTTTTTGAACTATTTGCGCTACCATCTTGCTTCCTGCATCTCTATATCTTTTCTTAATTATTGGTAAGCCTCTTCCACTTAAAGCACTTTTTCTTCTATACTTAAAAGTAACATTAGTAACTAAAGTTGGATATATATTTCCAAGCCTATCAATCTGAGTAATCATATCCCCCGCTTGAATTGCTGGATTACCTTGCCAAGATGATGTGTATGGCATGAATGAAGTATCCTTAATTGCATTATATACAACTAATAAAGCTGCTTCATAATTATCTTGAAGTAATGGATTACTTGTTAAATTAATAGCATAATCATCATTACCTGCTATATAAACAATATCATCTATAGTTGTAGCTACACCAGTTATTTGAATAACACCATCACCTGTTAGCAAGCTTTCTCTATGCTCAGGACCTAATACTAATCCTGTTGGTTCATACCATTTTAACTCTAGAGCTCCTACTCTATTAACTTTAGCAAATGTTCCGCTAAGCTCAGCAATAGAACTTATTATATCTCTAAAAGAATAATCACCTACTGGTTTTTTACTTACTATATAATTTTTATTAGGAAAGTCAAATGTTCCTACCTGTACATCACAAGTAGTACAAGCTTCAATATACATTTGATATAAAGTTGTTGGATATGATATAGTAGATAAACTATAAGATAATCCAAAATTTATCATATAATCCATTGCTTTAAATTGAATAGTATTTAATTGTCTTTTTACATCATCAACTAAAAAAATCCCTAATGGAACTGGTTCCCATATCTCGTCACTTAAAGCTCCTGGCATTTTACTTGGTTGTGAGGGCTGCATAAAGTATGCATCAATCTTATCTCTTACTAGTAAACTAATCTCAACAAATACTTTAGTATAATCAAAATCAATATCATCATATTCATCTTTATTAAATATGCTAAATGAAACTGAACTTATAGTTGTTCCTCCAATAATAAAATCTTCTGACGGTTGAGTTGACTCAGAAAACATAAGTGTATTTACTACTAAATCTTTATCTTCTAAAACTATAGTTCCTGCTGCATGTTCTATTGTTATTTTAGCTTTAAATAGTCTATTAGTACTTTTTATTTTATCTTTATATAACAATGATACTGGGTACAAAATTCCACCTCCTTACATCTCAATTAAATTGTAACTTATGCTCCAACGTTCCTGCCCAAATCTATTATACATTAATGTCATTGGGTTTCTATCTCCTACATAAAATCTTTTAGTAACTATACCTAGCTCTGGGTCTAAAAATGTAACAGGAAAATCAGGTTTTTTGATTGCAGCTAATGCAATTTGAATTTCTCCTGCTGTTAGCATTAACCATTCTAATGATATCTTTCTAACACCTTGTCTTATCCTATCTCTTTGTGTTACACCTACTTCACTTCTATAAGTGTCTGAACTATCTAGGTCCATATGCCCTACCGTATAAACAGTGGGCGAGGGCATTGTAGTTCCATCAATTACTAATATATCATTTGCCATATTCCCACCCCTTATACTGGTATTATTGGATCCCCTCTTAGTATACTTTCCCTATTCATTGCATCTATAAAATATTCCATTATAGTATCTTCCCCTATTTTAACTACTACATTAATAGGTTGTGATCCGTTACCTCCAGACCCACCTATCATACTTGCAACTTTAGCTGCCATATTATCCATCCAACCTGTATTATTTTCTAAAGGTATTACTGCTTCTTTACCTGCTTCTCCTACCATAGCTAATGTAGGCTGGTCAACTATTCCACCTTTTGCTAATCGCTCCTACTGCTGCTAACCCACCTAATGCTGCTGACCCATAGCCTATTGCACTTGGTATTAATGGAGCTAATACAAAACCTCCAACTGCTACTGCGCCTATGGCACCTATAGTTAATATTAACTTACCATGATCTCTAAAAAATCCTGATACCTTTTCACCCATACCGCTCATTAAACTTTTAAAACTATCCCAAGTAGACCTAAACCCTGCTACCATATTACTCACAAACCCTCTTGCGGTATCTGCTGCTACTGATAAAACCCCATTGCCCCAAGACACTAAATTGGTTAAGTGCCCGTTGGCAAAAGTAACTGTATTTTGAGCAGTAACTCTCAATCCTTCTGCTATATTAGCTGCAAATGATTTCGCAGTTTGTGCTGCTATACTACCTAAATTTTTCCCCCAAGTTTCCATGTTACTTTGTGTATTTGTTATTGTGCTGTTTATATTTGCTCCTGTAGTAATTAATCCTTGACTTATATTAGCAACCAGCACTGCTGATATTCCTAGCGCTATACTACCCATGTTTAATCCGTGTGTATTATAATTTTTTTCATTTAGATTAGCTGCAGTCACTAGCCCTTCAGAAATTCTCTTTGAAACACCAGCACTCTCTAATTCCATTGCTCTAGCTGTTTCTGCATGTATTGTTTTAATTGCTTCTAGTGATACATCATAATTACCATGCTCAATAGCTGGAAATAGTGGTACCGGTATTTGTGGTACTTCTAATCCCCATTCTGGTTTATAAATTGGACTTGGTATTGGTTGAAATGCTGGCACTGACATTGGAGGAGTTAAACCCCAATTAGGATTATAAACTGGACTTGGTATTGGTCTAAAAGCTGGTACTGGCATCGGTGGTGTTAATCCCCAATTAGGATTATAAATTGGACTTGGTAAATTTGCAAATACTGGTGATGGTACTAACAAAGGTATTGCAAACATTTGCTTTAATGCATTCCACTTATTTGTAATCCATATAAAGAATCCATCAAACCTATCTTTACTTAACCCATCATCTACTGCTGTTGTTGAAATATTTGTATTTATTTCGCTTTTACCTTCTGGAATTATTTCACCTAATCCAGTATCATCAATACCGCCACCACTACCACTACCCATATCTTTTTGTAATATATTGAGTTCATCAAAAGATGCTAATGCTTTGTTAGCTGCTTTACCTGCTTTATCTATACCATCAGCTAAATCTTCTTCATTATCTGTTGCATCTCCAGCAGTATCAGAGATGTTATTATTACTTGCTGTAACTGTTGCTTTCCTGCCTGTTATTAATGTATATAATTTACCTATCTCTTTAGTTATATCTATTAAAATTCCTAATAAGAAATTCAAACCTTTAACAAGAGGTAATACTATTTCCGTCAGTGCGTTACCAATTAGTCCCATGAATACTTTCCATTGTTCTTTAAGTATCTTAACTTGGTTAGCTAAACTACCACTAGTTCTTGCAAAGTCTCCTTGTGAATCAGAAGATGCTTTTAAAAGATAATTATATCTTAATAGCACTTGTTCAGATTGACTCATTTGTGCATATGTTTTGCCCATTCCTTGTGCTAATGCATACGCATCTAAATTAGCTACATTTAAGTTTATACCAAGTTGTTTTAATGGCATTGTCATACCGCTCATGCCTGATAGTATTTTACTAAACATATCATCATATTCTAAATTATAGAATGAAGCCATATCTGAGGTTAGTTTAGCTATTTCTATAGACATATCTTTTGCCACAGTTCCACCAATACCTGAGCTCTTTAACATTGCTCCCATAGTAGAGGCATACTTTTTAGCTGCAAGCTCAGATAAACCAAATGACTTAATTGCGGTATCTGCAAATGCATTTACATCTTCTGCCATTGCCCCAAATGTTACATCAACAACGTTTTGTACCTCAGCAATATCAGAAGCAATTTTTAATGATGATTTACCAAAATCTACTAGCATTTTAGCTGCAAACGCAAACCCTGCAAGTTTACCTAACTTACCAAATGTGCCCATAATCTTTCCTTTTGATTTACCACCTATTCCTTTTAAATCTTTATCAAATTTATTATAATTTAACCTCATATCTAAATACGCTTTACCTACGCTTGTTGACATATTCCACCACCTCTATTATTTGCTCCCAAATGCTAGTTCCATTGCCTTTTCTAAATTCTGCATTTGTTTATCTAAATCATCAAGGTTTTCTAGCTTATCATTAGCTAGTTTCAACTTCCATGCAGCATAAATCTTTCTTTGTGAAGTATTAAAGTTTTTAATAGCGCTCTTATCATCTTCAGATCTAATAGCAATTATTTGTCCTAATGGAGTATCACTCATAAACCCACTTACTAAATTGCAAAATTCAGCCCATGGCATATCAGTATGTTGTCTTATTCTTATTCCATATTGCTTAGAAAAACTAGACTCTATCAAATCCCAATCATCATTAATATCATACCATCTTATTTCATTACTTTTAGCTACGAAAGTATTTCTCTGCTTCATCATACTCCATTCCTCTGGCAGAAGCCATGATACCAATCATTATAACTCTAATATCTTCTTGACTCATCTTAAGCAATTTTAATTCTTTTACTGCAGGCTTTCCTAATGCTAATTCAAAAGCTTTAGTAAACCCTTCAAGAGTTCCTTCATTTGCAAGCTCTTGAAATTTTATAATTGTTTCCATGCTATCATTAACATCATAGATTATTTCAGCTATTTGTATTTGTGGTTTTATCTTACTAAACTTATCCGTTAAATTTACTAACTTTGCCATTATTATCTTCCTCCCACTTAAGCTCAACAAAACCTAATTGCTTAAGTTTATCAAACCTTTCTTTTTTAACTTCAAACTCTTCTTTTTCTTCTCTTACTTTTTTATCCTCTTTATCAAAGAATCTTTTCAATACTTTAGCTTTCATATATTCTCCTCCTCTAAATTGAAGTAAAGAGGACTAATTAAAGTCCCCTATTGTTTGCTATACAGCTGGTGTAAATGTTGGTTTACCATCTGACAATACTTCAAATTCCAAACCATCAATATTAGTACTATCTCCACCACCCGGAGTTGATAGATTTATTACACAAGGAATACTTAATGTTGCTCCAGATGGCATCACCCATTCAAATGTAGTTTCTACATCTTGCCCTGTTGCTATCAATAACCCTGCTATATAATCATTTCCTGGATCACCATAGTTTCTTTTACCTGAGAATGATATAGTTAATGCTTTTCCTGTTACTGCTCTTCGCATCCATCCTTCTTGGTCCATTGGTGTCCACTCTTCAGTGTTACCATCAATAGAAGGAGCAAATGTTTCTAAATCTTTAATAGTAACCATTGTTGCTGACAACCTACCATCAGTTGCTACTGTGAATATATTATTATGAACAGGAAATACTCCTTCTCCTGCTGCAAACAATTGTAAATTTAATTTGTTCTTATTCATTAAATAACCTCCCTGTCATATATTATACTTATCCTAATTACCATTTCACATATATTATTACTATCCCTGTTTATATTTATTGGCCCAGCATCTAGCATATTAATTGCAGCTATTCTTTTACCGCCTATATATATATTAGACTTACCTTGCAAAGTATTATAAATTGATGTTGCTAACACCTCGCATGAATTAGCATTCTCTGTCCAATGGATTAAAAGGGATATGGTTTTTGAATTAAAACTGGTGTTATCTAGGCCGCCTAAAGCTATTTGAGAACTACCACCTTGCGCCAAATATACCCCAACGCATTGTTGTAAGTTTCTATCAATAGAGCCATTATAGAAATCAATATCAGGAAATAATGTTTCTAAATATTCTATAAAATTATCTATTAGCATTATAACCCTCCTTTTACTTTTCTATAATAGTGAGCAAACAACTTTTCTGGTCTTTTCTTTTTACTTCCAGTTAAATAATCTTCCCACCATAATCCGCCTGCATTGGCATTAATAGTAGTATCAAAATTATACTGCGGATTAAAATATAGCCTTGTTGCATATGGAGTATCATGATTTATTCTAACACCATTATGTCTAACTTCAGTGCTTGTTTGCACATTCTGCAATGTACCTTCATCAAATGGCATTCTTGCTTCAGTTATTATTTCATGTCTCATTTGTTCAGCTGTCCTTAATGCTGCTTTCCTTTGCGCTGCACTTAGTTTTCTTAATACAGCTTTATCCATTTTTATTTTAACATGCATTAAATCAGCTCCAGTTTTGTATGGTGAACTGTGCCATCTGGGTTCCTAGGTCTTGCTGATTTATATATCTTATGCTCTACTCCAAATAGAGTAACCTGTCCTTCTAGCTGCATAATATCAGGAGCTATGTCTTTACCAATATATAACCTAGACTCTAATTTTAGTAGCTTACCATCAGTATCTCTAACATATAAATTTTTACTATTCAAAGTACACTTATCATTAATGGTTGCTATTATTTTTGGTACCCCGTCTCTATCCAATCCATCAGTTATCTCAATTTTTATTGGAGTATTGTCTGTGTTAGGATATGGTAGTTTCCTCATTATATCACCCCAGAACTAATACTATTTATTCCCCTATATAATAATCCTTCAGACAATAAATATATTCTAGCTCTTGGAGCTAATTGCCTTTGTGTTGAACTTGCGCTGCTGCTACCTTTTCCAAAATTCATACTTAAGTCGCCTAAACTAAAACTATCAACATCATTACCTGAAATTGCTGCATTTTCTGTAGCTTCAATCCAATATTCCACTTGGGCGCATGTTGCTTGCTTTAAGGCATCTAAATGATCTTCTAATGTAATAATAACATTACCTTGAGTTGCATATTGAATAAGTTCACTTGCTCTCTTTAACAACCTTCCAAAGTCTGCTGGTAGCTCTTCTGATAATTGTAAGCCCAAATAGTTTAGCAAATCACTTTCTACTGCATATATTGGGTATGGCATAATTTATACCCCCTTAACTATTCTGTCAGTAAATCAATATAATGTTTCTTAGCTTGCTTTTGCTCAACTTCAATTCCTGCTTCTACACATTTGTCATATAGCTCTTTAGCAGTTAAATCTTTAAGCTCAGCTTTTGCTAATACATCATCAATTTTAACTTGACCTTCCATTTCTGCTGCTGCATCTTCATTTACTTCAGGAGTCTTATCTTCTTTTACTACTTCTTCAACTAATTCTGCAATTCCATTAGCTTCCCATCTTTTACCTATTTCATCTGATACATTTACTTTAGAACCTTTTTTATGAAAACCTTGATAGTTTGTATTTACATTCATTTTAACTTTCACTTATATTCCTCCTTTGAATTAAAGTCTCCATTTCTTTTTAGGCTGGATACACCTTTAGTTAAACAATAAGGCGGAGGGTTTTACCCCTCCATTAATTTTATACTATGGTGTTATATCTGGTGTTAATGCTGCAATTGGAAATCTCTCAGCTTCAACAGCACTAAGTCTATTGATTGGATTAGGTACTTGCCAAGCAACTCTTATTACGGCTCTTAATGCAACCATATCTTGTTGAGCTAAGTTATAAACTATTGCTCCTGCTCCATCCTGAATAACTGCTTCAGTCAAAATCTTATAAGTTATATCTTGTCTCATTGCATATATAACTTGTTTGAAATCACCTGAGAACATTAAAGCTTTTGTTACATCAAATGCTCCGTTTTGTGGAAAGAACATAGGCGCTCCATCAAGCTCATAAGAAGTAGAGCTTTGAACAGTTGTTTTAAATAAAGGCTGTCCTTGTAAATCTCTAAGACCTCTTAACTTGCCTCTCATTTGCATTGCTGCAACATGACCTGTTGCCATATATCCGTCTTGCTCAACTAAAGATATAACTCCGTCTTCTCCTAAGATGTCATCATATAAATCTGCTCCTGTTCCAATAGCAGTAACATTCCCTGCTGCTGTTGCGCTTGCAAACAAATCTACCGGCCAAGATGCTGGAGCATTCTCTCCAAAGAATACTGCGTTATCAAATGCAATACCAAAGGCTTCCATAATTCTTGGTTTAACTTCTGCCCATATGTCATAATCAACATCATCCAAAACTGCTTCTGGAATTGGGATTATAACTGCAAGCTCTTCAGCATTCAAATACTTATTTCCCCAAGCTTGTTTAGAAGTTTGCTTTAATCCAGTATCACCATCAACAAAGTAAGCTGTTGGTAATGTGCTAAGTACTGGTATTCTTCTCTGGTTTCTAGGCATGTTAGCTGCCTTTGTTGCTAATTGCATAACTGTTGAATATGTTGGTATCCCTTGGATTATCTCCTTAGATGCATCTTCAGGAACTAGCGCTTCAACTCCATCTCTTGCAATAGCTACTGCAAATCTCTGTAAATCTAATGTATATTTCATGTATATATTCCTCCTTTTTATTATACTACCTATTTGCTGCTTTTCTAATCATTGCATTCATACCACTTAATTTTAACGCATCATTTTTATCATCGTTACCTGGGTCTGCTCCACCCTTTCTAGCTGCTTTATCTACTTCAAATAAATACGGTTTATCTAGCTTCAATCTTTCAATCTCTGCATCTACTCCAAGTATCTCACCTTTTGCATTAACTCTGATGTTATCCATATTAACAAACACTAACAAATCTTTTGCATTTATAGCATCTTTAGCACCTAACATAATCTCTGTATTTACTCTAGTTGTCTCTAAGTCTGCAAGCAATGTTTGGTTCTTGTTTATTAAATTCTGGTAGTCATCTTTAAGTTGTTGGTTATCTCCAGCTTTTGTTTGCAGCTCAGTCAATGAACCATTCAACTCTTCAACCTTTTGCTTAAATGTATCCCGCTGCCCAATTACTTCTCCAAGTCGACTTGAAGGAATGAACTCAGCTTGCTTCTTATTGTTAATTAATACTTCATAACCTAATCCACTTAACTTCTCTGAAATAGTTCCAAAGTTGTCCTTAATGCTTGTATCCTCCCCAAACTCTTCTTTGTGGTTTTCTAATATCTCTTCAATACCAGCAAACCGTTGTAAATCTAATCTTTTGTTTTCCATTTTGTCCTCCCATATTTTACGGCATAAGTGCCTAATTTCAAAGCTTTTATAGTCTGCATGATTAGACTTAAAATGTATTATAATAACAGAATAAACCACTAAGTTTCTAGTGGTCTCCTCTGAGTGCTTTATATAATTTTTTATTTATGTTTTGGATTATGTCTGATTATGTCTGCTGCTAAATGTTTCCATCCATTCAATTAAATATGCTTTAGCTTCTTTATGCTCAAAACCAAATGCTACTTCTAAATACTCAACTGCACCAAACATATTAGTAACACCTGTATCTCTTAATATGTCTAAATAAATAAAAACCTTTTCTTTATACTCTTGCTTTTCTTTATTAATTTTTAATACATATTCTTTATTCATTTACTATTCCTCCTCTGAGATATTAACTAATTCTTCTACCATTGTTGCAATAGCTCTTATTGAATATTCTTCCTCATACTTTTCTATTACTAACCTAACTATCTCTATACATTTTACATATTCCATTTACTATTCCTCCTCTAAGGTATTTGATTAACTTTTGCTTCTGTAATAATTATAGCATATATATATTATAATGTATATAGTAATTACTAAATTCTTTTATTTATTTTAGACACAAAATAATTAATATATATTATATTGTTTT